CCGCACGATGTTCGTCTCGTAGAGCTGGTCGTAGATGCGCCGCAGGGCCGAGTAGCCCTCCATCGGACGGTACGGCAACGACGAGAAGTACAGCGGGACGATCGTGCTCAGCAACGTGCCATCCCACGAGCGCACCGGGATGTCGGTCACCTCAAGGAAGCGAAGCTCACCATGAACGTCAGGCGTCCAGAAGTACAGCTTGCCACCGTCGAAGTCGTAGAACTCCACCATGCGGACGTACTCATCGAACTTCGTCGCCATCGCTGACGGCATCGACTCCCGACTCTCCTCGTCGTACCGGTCGCGCTTGAAGTACGGCTCGCGACGACGAGCCAGCCACTTGCGGCTCCCGAACTTGGCCTTCGCATCAGACAGCGGAGCCCAGTAGGCGTGCCCGACGAACCGGCTCTCGTCCCAGGTCGGCGCATCCACGTCCACAATGACCTCCCACGGAGGCAGCGCCACAGGCAACACCTTCTTGTAAGGGTCCTCCGTCTCGCGAGGAACGAGCTTGATGAAAGCGTTGGGGTGAATCAGCGCCATGCGCGTACCGTGCTCGATGGCCTCCCGGCACTCTTCCGACAGGAACCCGTTCGCCACGGTCTGCGCGACCTCAGCGTCACCGAGCGAGCGCATCCCCTTTCGGACCACGCATGCAGGGTTCCGGGCGTAGAGCTGGCCGATGATCCCCTCGATGTAGCCGAATGCGTCCGATGTCTGGACTTCGATCTGGTCACCGCCCCGCTCAGGGATCGAGAAGAAGCGCGTCTCGTAGATATCCTTGAGAGCCTCCTGCTCGGGGCGCTGGGCCTCCCAGTAGCGGTCGTGCTCCTCGAGCTTGAGCTTCACATCGGCTGGCTTCACATCGGCCTCCTGCGATCACCACGGACATTGAACGGATGAGGCCGCTGAGCGTCTCGGGTCCGGTTCTTGCGAATCAAGTCTTCCATCGTCACCCTACTACGGTCCTCAGGAAGGCGCAGGGGCACACTCTGGGCAGCGATTAACGCCAGAGCAAGGCTGATGAGCCGGTCGTCGTGCTTTCCTGCCGCGTGATCGGGGCGATTCTTGCGCTGGTTCCACCCTGTGGACGCCAACTGGTCGAACAACTGCTCTGTCACCTCGCCAAGCAGCCCATCTTCCAGCGTCGCGCGGACCACTTCGTACAATCCGGCGCGATTGCCCCCATGAGTGCGCCACGGCTTGCCCGATTCGCTCAACCACAGCCGCCGACGGGGGTATCCCAGCCGCTTCACGTCCTCGATGACCCGCCTGCCGTAGACGTTGGACTCAATCACCAGCACAGGCCACTCATACGCCCGGCCCAGGCGCAATATCGCCTCACCAAGGCGGCTCGGGGTAGTCCGGTTGCAGGCCCACTGGGCGACCAGGGACCGTGAGCCCGCATCCAGCACCGTGATGGCAGTCTCATCCGAGCCAACGCCGGCCGCTACGTCCACACCCATGGTGTAATCGACCTCAGGCTCCCAATCCTCCAGCACTTGGAGGCGATCCCGGTCGGTCGCAGCCACCCGCTTGACCTCCACATGCTCCAAGCTCTCCACCGGGAAGAACCGCTTGGCCTGCGTGGCGAAGGCCTCCTCGACGGTGAGCGGGTACTCCCTGCGGAACTTGGCCTTGCCGAGCGTGGCGATCTGCCGGCGACGCCAAGCCACCTGCTGATGCGTCAGACCATGCTCCTCCATCAGGACAAGCTCAGCCGCTGTCGGCGCGAAGTCCCGCTTCACCTTGTCGGCATACGCTGGATGCAGGGTCCAGGGCAGGAACACCACCTCCCAGCCGTTCTCCGGCGCACCCATGCACAGCTCATGGAACTTCGAGCCAGGCTTGTTGACCGTGCTCTCCAAGACCAGCAGCCCGTCACCCACCGTCGCGTCTACCTCAGCCACCGTCTCGTTCTGGTCTGGGTAGAAGTCGAACTCTGACAGGTGACCCATGGCAGCAGCGAACGAGCGCGTACCACCCCGGGCTCCAGCCATGTAGACGGTCTGGTTCGCACCGCTGTCCTTGAGCACCAGGGTGCTGTCGTTGATCTTCGATGCCTTGGGGCGCATCTGCTCAGGCAGACCCATGTACATGCCACGCAGCATGTTCGCGATGTTCTTCGCAGCACGGTCCACATGAGCCATCGAGGCCACAGGCAGAGGACGGTCAGCCATCAAAAGAGCATCGAAGAGGAAGGCCTCGACCTCCGTGCTCGCTCCGAGCCGGCGAGCCTTGGGGACAAGGATGCGGTTGTGGCGACGCATCGCCGCACGCAAGACGAGCTGGGCAGCGCGCGGCTCGTAGTACGTCCACTCCTTCGTGTCGTAGTCCACGATGCGGTACGCCCGCATGCGCGTGTCCTGAGGAAGCTGACGGAACTGGTCGAGCGCGCTCAACGACGCCCCCAGCCTGGACAAGGGGACGCATCCTTGCGGACAGCCACTTCGTCGCCCCGGGCGTACAAGCTGTCAGCCATCCAGTCGAGGATGGCAACACCCTCACGGGTCTGGGGCTCACCCTCGATGTCCGAGTCTGGGTTCGACCCCACCACATCGTCGCTCACGCACTGGCTCCGGTAGCGGTTCCGGCACGTCAGACACGTCCGCTTCATGAATCCACCTCGATGACGCGCACCGACCCAGCCTCAGCCTCCTTCACGGCGATCTCCTCGAGCCTCGCCATGAACGACTGAAGCTCCTTCGAGCCACCATCAGCCTCCTGCTTCACACCCTTCTCCAGGCTCTTGATGAGCCCCTCGGCTGCACGAAGACCAATGGCGTCCACCTGACCGTCCTCGTCCCGCCTGTCGATGGCCTCCTCGATCGTGTCCAGGGCCTTCGACGCCAGACCAAGCTGACGCTCCCGGATGGCCTGCCACCCCTCCGCATACCCGCGAACTGGCCCGACAGTCAGCCCAAGCAACTCGTTGAAATGCTTGCGCTTTTGGAGAGAGCGCACCTGCTTGATGTGTACACCAAGCTCGACAGCCACACTCTCCTCTGTCGCCCCCAGGCGCAGAAGCTCGGCAGCACGAAGCTCAACCTCCGTCCACCGACCATCCACACCAGACACCGTCATCTTCGCCTCACCCATCCGTCCTCCTCTTCCGCTTGGGACACGGCTTGGTAGGCGTCGGGTCAAAGTTCCCGAAGTGCCAGACAGCTCCATCACTGTCCGACACACGAGCACGCCGCCATCTCACGACAGCAGCGACCCCAGCCCACCGACAAGAACCCGACCACGAACGGCAAGACAGGCAAGAAGTCACCTCCAAGCCCGCCAGGCCACAGCTCGCATCGTCAGGCAGGTACTCCATCAGAATGGGATCTCGCTCTCACCCTGCTGAGTCCCGTAGCTGTCATCTGCCTTGTACCCCTCAGCCTTGTTCCCCACGAACTCCACGCTGTTCGCGATGAGCTGAGGAGTCCGACGCTTGTTCCCGTCCTTGTCCTCCCACTCATCAATCTCCAGACGGCCCTGGACACACACCCAGTCACCCTTCTTCTTGTACTGAGCCACGATCTCAGCAGTCTTCCCGAAGCACACGATGTTGTGCCACGTCGTCTTCTTCCGCTCACCCCAACCATCGTCAGTCGGAATGCTCAACTTACACACAGCCTTGCCGGCCTTCGAGGTCCTCACCTCAGGATCCCGACTCAACCGTCCCGTCACCATGTAGCTCTGTGGCATGTCCTTCTCCTGTTCAGACCTCATCATCATATTCAACTACACCTCCCACAAGGAGTCCCGTGACAACCAGTGACAACCGTCTCGCGCACCACACCACCTCGACACCACCAAGTAATCCTTCTCCAGTAATACCAAGCACTTAGAGGGAGGCACTTGCATTCAGCTTGACACGGTGGTCTACGATCCCCTTACCAGCGAGCGACGGGACGCCGCGTCAAAGCCGAAGGCAGCAGGCGGACCAAGCGAGCGCCCGACGAAGAGCGCAGCGAATGAGGAGCCCCTGCAACGTCACCATGCCCGATGACGCCTCGAACAACTCAGCGCCTGGTGTGAGCACCACCTGCTGCCAAGCGGACCAAATAAAGATTTCCAGGCTGTGTTGGGGGGTCATTTAGGGGAGGTGTCACTAGTCCGGGGAGCGAAGGGGGGACTCCCCCCCACTGGGGCTCACCCGGAGCTGACCTCGCCCTGTCGGCGTCGGCTGGCCTGGTCACTGGACGAGGTAGGGCAGGGGGAGATCGCTTGCTCTACCTCTGCTGCTTCGAGCGGCAGGGAGGGGGGGGGAGGAGAGCCGGACGATCCACTGAGGAGCGAGCAGGGTCTGCAGGAAAAGGCGTCCGAGCGGTAGCGAGGTCCGTCAAATAAAGCGAGCGCCAGCGAGCGTCTCGAGCTATCCACAAGTTATCCACAGGTCGCCGAGAGTACCGAGCAGGAGGGGGGAATCGCAGAGTTAGGGAGGCTTGCCCCCTTCCCAACACCCACCCACAAGCTCTACACACGCGCGTAGAAGGGGGCACTCGTCCTTCCCAGGGCAGAGACCTCCCGT